TTGTGTCCAGAGTGTCCTTGGTGATGTTTAGTGTCCAGCTGCGAGTGCCAGCAACAGCAACGACAGTGCCACCATCTTTTTCAAAAGAGACGGAACCCTCTTCGCCCCGTACAAAAGCCATGATTAAACGCGGAAAGGTCTATACCACAATTCTAACCCGCCGGGTCACTTAAACCACGATTATTTCTTTGTACGTTTTGGTTTTTTAGCTGTTTTTGCTGATTTTTTAAAATCTTTTGCTGTTGGTGCTCCAGGATCACCCGCTTTTTTCATCTTTTCACCTGATCCCGCAGCAATGCGCTTCTTTTTGGCCGCAATATTGGCGTACAACCCTTTTTTCTTCTTGGCAGGACGACCCTTTTTGCTTCCGTAAGTTCCAGCTCCTTGGGGCATGACAACGCTTAGCTTTGCCCTATTCTAGCCTTTCGTGCCAATCAACAACCACATTGAAGTGCCCAAAGTGCGGATCGTTTCGCGTGCATGTCGTTACGACTAAGAGAACTGTTGAAGGACCGTATGAAACTGTGCGTCGTAGGCATTGCACTAGCTGCGACTTTCGCTGGTACACCGCACAAGCACCAGAAGTAAACATTGGTCCGTGCATATCCTGGGCCGGTACTGGCGATCAAGTCAGAGTGACGTTGCCACATTCAGGACCTGCTTAATACAACCGATAAGAAGTAGTTCCCATCGTCTCCGGTTTAGCCAAATTAAACTGTTGTAAAACTAAATAACCGAACGCATCAAAGGCGTGGTCAACTCCTAAATTCTTATTTGGTAACCCCGTATTTGGTGTATAAGTCAACGTCCTTAAATCTTTGATTAATTGCTTACATCGTGGATGAATTACAGTTCTTCGCGTTCCAGCAGCATCAAGTAGGGCAGTGTTAACAGCTGTGATCTTGTCGCGGATTTTCCATGGTGCTTTGGGTGATTGGACCGTAAAGCCGCTTCGACGCAAAATTGTGTGGTCCGTTACGCCAATGCCAGAAGTCTTTCTTGCTCCGCCTGTAGGGTCTGGGCACGCAATAATCCTCCGATCCACACCATATCTACGTGTAACCTCGTCTGCAAAATCCCAGGTTGTTGCACCGCCAGTCAACATAATCTCGTCGAAGACATATAAAGTCTCACCATCTTTGACCGCACAAATACCGCTCATTGGATCAACGTTAAAATCAACCCCAAGTAACAACGGCTGAATACTTATATCCCTAGCTTCTGTGGAGATGTTTTCGTCACTAAAGCTGACCGCGACAAGTCCAGTAAGGTTCTCGAAACTAGCTTCAAATTCTTGGCGGAATGTTCTTGTGTCAAGTTGGGCGCGTGCTGCTTCAACTTCATGCTTACTAACGTTGCCCCCGTCAATTGTTGTATAACTCCAGCGTTGCCATAATCCTGTCGCATCGTCTGGCACATAACACCACAAGTCATAAAACCAACTAGCTGTGCCGTCTGGTGTTGAAATAAATAATGCCCATCCCTCTTTATCCGCTAACGCAGGCCGAATTACCTCAAACCATACGTCCGAACTCATAAATGCAGCCTCATCCAATACCACCCCAGATAAACTGCGGCCCCGCAAGGCCATCGCATTCTCTGTTCCCTTTAATTCGATCGTTGATCCATTAATCAATTCAATCCGTAAATCAGTCTCGTTCTTACTCTTGATCCAAACTTGTGGCACAAGCTTCTTTAAGGCTCGCCATGCAATGTCTTTTGCCATCCGATAAGTCGGAGCACAATAAAAAAACGTCTCCCCAGGACGATTGATCGCTCCACGCACCAATTCAACACAAGACAAATACGATTTGCCGAAGCGGCGGCCTGCTACAAGAACTCTGAAGCGTTTTTCGCACGAAAATACTTGACCCTGAGCCCATCGAAGCTCTATTGGTGCGGTTTTTTGGCTCATAAATGCCACATTACACAGATTCTTGACCCCTGCCCCCCTAATACACGGCTAGAAGCCTTCCTACCAGTTAAGATCTTGGAAAAGGTCGTATCAAACATGACTCAAGAAGAACGCCGCTCCAATAATGCAAAAGAGGATCGGGTGCGGCGTTTATATCGTCGGCAACTTGAAGGGTTGTCCGCTAGGGCACTTGTTTATGAGCATGTCGAGCGGGAACAGGTCAGCATCAATACCGCTTGGCGTGATTGGGCAGAAGTAAAGCTTCTCGTTGATGAAGATTGGAAGGCTGATCGCGAAAATATGTTGGCGCGGCTTCAGCACATGCGTACCAAACTATTTAATCAGGCGATTAAAAAGGGGCAATTGCAGACCGCAAGCCAAGTGTTGGATTCCATTGGACGGGTTATTGGGGAGTCCACCGAAATCGTCAATATCCAAGCGCCTGATCTGACTATCAAAATTCAGGGCAAGGACGACTGATACGACCGCAAAACTTGACCCCTACCCCCGGCCTCCACTAATTGTGGGGGCTTTTTTAGCACAATAGAACTGTTGAACGGATATATATTTGGGGTACCCGCGATACCGCAGCCAATTGCAAAATTGCCACACTGCCCCCCCCACACCGCGAACGGTTCGCATTAGTAGCAGAACTTAATCCATTAGTATTCTAAATATAATTAAATATTATCGACGCAAGCGGATTGATCGCCTCGTGTGAATGGCTTCTCGCGTGAATGGCAACATTAAGTTTTTATAATCTGGGCAGACTTTGCCTCGCAAATCTTCTTGTCCATTGCTAGGATACTTATATGGGAGCGATAAAGAGGTATCGCTAGCTAGTCCGGGTTCTTCATTCCGCACCAGCACAAACCGATCGGCAGTCTTACGACTCGCCAAGCCGCTCCCAGACAATGCACGAGAGCAGCTCCACAAGAGCACTCCAACCACCAAAACCAACCAATGGCAGACCACAGAATCGATCAAACCACACTCGATGCATGGCGAATTGGGGGGACGTTATCCGCCTTTCTGCTGTGTCTTACCTTTGGCTCGCTGGTGTTTTCCTACGAGAGCAGCGAAGCAGTTCGCCGATGCTTGGCTAAGTCATCCGATCCAGCATCCTGTCACCTCATCGTTTACGGTCGCTGATTATGTCGTTTCAATCGAACGAACCTTACGAAGCGGAGGGTTTAACGCCCCAACAGGTCCGCAACGACTTTGCCGAATTGGTAGAGCTAACTTGTGATCCAGATCGCATTCTGCGATCGCTTGCAGGTCACCTCTCCACTAGCAATCTAGCAGACTTCATGGACGACTATCTTATGGGTCGGATTTAACTCTCCCACACCAATCAACCACACTTAACCACAATGAAAAAACCTAAAGGTTTTATTCTTCAAGAAGGGTTCTCGCCAATCGATGGCGAACCCTTTGTTGTTGTCTTAACGCTCGAGAGCAGCAACAGGAAAACCGGCAACATGGCTCAGGTCTGGATCCTCAGAGCAGACGTTGATCCAGTCACAGCAATAGCAACAGGGCAAGATTTGACAATCTGCGGAGACTGCAGACACAGGAAACAAGCTAATGGTTCCCGCACGTGCTATGTCAATCCCGGGCAAGCACCATTAGCAGTCTGGAGAACTTACAAAAAGGGAGGTTATGAAACGGATCTAACGGTTTCCGATGGCGAGCGTTACTTAAGCGGCAAAAAGATTAGGTGGGGAGCTTATGGAGACCCTGCCATTATCGATCCTGTGATCTTTCATGCTGTCAACGGTGCTGCAGCAGGTCATACCGGCTACACGCACCAATGGCGAGAACCATTCGCCCAATGGTCTAAGGGTAGTTTGCAAGCCTCATGTGATGGCTTGAGAGACTACCTGGAAGCCTCAAGCCATGGCTGGAAGACTTTCGCAGTCGTTCCAAAGGGAAGTAAAGGGTTTTCAGGTCGTCAATGTCCTGCGACTGTTGAGGCATCCCAAGCGCAATGTCAAACCTGCTCCTTATGCGATGGAGACAAGGCGGATATCTTTGTTGAGGTTCATGGGACAGGATCCAAACACTTCAAGCCACAATGAAACAAGAGACCCGCGAGGGTCTTTTTTTGCCTGTTGACGAAACTCTGGATCATGCCCTATTGTAATACAAGAGAGATCAGTCTCTCAAACCACACAAACCAACGGCTTATGAATCAACCCGAGCAAGTCTTCCACATCTGCCAATATACGGAGACACAAGGGCATCAGGTGATTTATCACCTAGTCGGTTCTCAGTATGAAGCAGATGATTGCTGTGATGACCTTAATTCAGCATTAGCCGATCGTGGTATTCCAGGATCGGTCGCGTCATGGTACTCAACAGGCCCACATCTCACCGCACCACACACAAACTAATGAATCACGACAAAGACGACTTCATGCTCCCCAGTGAGCTTGAGCCAGCTTGGCCACCATCAGACGATGACATTGAAGCCATGGAGCTAGATACCTACGACCGCCAAAAACTTGACGACTTGATCGCTGAGGAACTCTGGCGCGAATCCCTGCCATCCGTTCCAACACCAGCAGAACTCAACCCAAACCTCAAATGAAAGAACTCACAGCCGAATGGTCAGGTGTCACGCTTCAAGACTTTATTGAACTGAGCAGCGAAGACTTGGCTCACATCGAAGGTTTGCTAATGGACGAATGCTCTTGCACGCCAGAAAGCGAAATCCTGCTAGCCAAGATTCGGATTCTTCAGCACTGCACCGTTTAATTTTTTTGTCCAACTTTTCCAATGTCAACTCACCTAGAAGTCAAAGCCCGCCTTAGCTATGCCAGAGCAATGCTTGAAAGGGACATTCCTACAAATACAGTGGCAACGCTCTTGAGTTCTAAGTTCGTTGTTTGCAGGTCAACAGCCTATAACGACATTCAAGCCGCACAGGCTGAAATGGATCTTAGTGACGATGGACCAAGCCTTGAGGAAGCTTCCGAACCAATCAACACAGACAGCGTCTTGGCGATGCTTCAGCACCGTCTAGAGGTCTGTGTAGCTACTGGTGACGATAAGGCTGTATGCAGCCTAATCAAGGCCATGAACCAAGCCAAACAATGGAACGGGTATAGGACCCAATCCGCATCACCTTTTACCTAACGCTCCAATGGATCTAACCGTTCACGAACTCGAACTCTTGGTTGATGCTATCGACTGGGAATTATTCTTTCTTGAAAAGAAAGGATGGCATGACTCCAAACGTGCCGACCTTCTCCGTGATCTTCAATCCCGCATCCAACAATTCGCACTCGCAGAGGCTTAACGCACCAATGAACATCAACACCAAAGATGGTGGCTTCCTAATCGCAAGTTTAGGACGTTACACCAGCAAAACTGAGAAGATCATCTTCTTTAAGACTAGGGCTGGTTCCCTGGTTAGTAGCTACTACGTCAGCACCTTTAATTTGATTAAAGAGGGTGATGGCTTAATGCTTTCTAATTCTTGTGATCCTGATCAAGTTATCGATGGCGATGAAGTCGCCAAGTGTAAAAACTTTATCCGTAACCACTCATGACGTACCACTACCCCCCACAACAGGAATACGAGCTCACAAAGCTTCAACGAATTTTGAAAGAGCTGGAAGACATTATCGATCGCGAATCTAAACGACACATAATGGACGAACAACTTACGCATTCAATGCGGGAACTCCTTCAATATGAGGTCATCCCAATGCTTGAAGCTGAAGTAAATTTTGACCCAACACCACAGTATTGATCAATGAATAACGATTTCATCTCACGTCAACAAGCTGATCGTGCCATCAATCAATTGCTTTCTATCATTATTGGCAGAAGACAGGCTATAGCATCCAATCATCTTGAAAATTACGTTCCAGAACGTTTAGAACTTTGTTTAAAGTTGGTTGGGCAAGAAATGGAGAATGATATAACTTTGGGTGATCCTGAAGCGGTTGGGGCTGCCCTAGGTAGGTCTCAACGTAAACTTTCAAGCATTCAATCATTGAAAGTCTTAGCTACTTTAATTAGTGAGGTTGATTGGTCATGACTAGCTTCTCTAGTTGGTCCAAAAGACCAGAAGAAATGCGGGCAGCAGCTAAAGCTAGGGCAATTGCTGCGCTCCACCAAAAACATAGTAAAGGGCTAACTACCCTTGAAAGGGCTTACCTTCATGCCATAAAGACTGGCAGGTTAGATCCTGATGATTAACACCAGGGCCAGCTAACCTCTAGCTCTTCTTGCCATGAATCGCCATGAATGGGCCGCTCCAATATATAAGCAGTAAGTAGATCTTTCATCTCTATGAATGGAATTTCTACTTCCTCTGCTGCTTTCGCCACATTCTTCTTGCCGCGATAACAAAGGTCTAACGCTTCTTCAAGCCTCATCCCAACGCTCCAACAGCAACCATCGCCATATATCGGTCTAAACGCTCTTGCCACCTAACCTCGCAGCCACGCATTTCTAGTTCGCTAAGCATCCGCAGTTGAATGGTCCCATTTGACTTGCCAATGATTACCGCTCCACCAGCCACACGGATACCGGCCCTTTCATATAAGGCAAGGCTGTAAGCACCAAGTTGGTCTTGGTGGTCTTTCATCCAGGCTTCTGGCTTGTCTTCCTGCCTACCGCTTGTCTTGAAGTCGCAGATCGTTAAACCTAATTCTGTATCCAGCAGGGCGTCTGCCGTTCCAGCAAAGCCTGATGAATGGCTCACACTAAATTCTGAAGCATGAATGGCCGTTACCGCTCCACTTACCAACCAGTCGGATAAACCTCTGGCGTACTCACGGGCTGCCCACG